TTGGAAAAAGATTTAAGAAAGGGTTATGTATTAAGTGAAGAAGTAGACAAAGCAAGACAAGAAGCACTTAAAGAAAGCACTGCCACTTATACTGAATTAGAAGATAAGTACAATAAACTTGAAAAGTCTTACAATGATATAGAAGCACGAAATACAGAACTATCTAGTTCACTAAATAATAGTAGACTAGAAGTAGAGATTATATCACAAGGGTTTAAAAAAGATGATATAAATGAAGTATCTAAATTAAGAAATACTATATATGCTGATGAAGAAGATAATACAAAAGCAATAGGTATGATTAAAGAAAGATATGGAGCTACATTCTTCCCACAAGAAGAAAAACCAAAAGTAGAAGTTCCAGAAGATACAGCATTTAATCAACCAGCTAAACCACAAGAAGATATAAAAATCACAAGAAATACGAAAATAAGTAGTTTAATTATTAAATAAGGGAGGAAAAGTAAACTATGAATTACACAGAAGTAGGCCTTGATTTACAAGGTACAGTAAAAAGAATTTATATGAATTTAATTTACAAGTCATCATTCTACAAAATGTTAAATGATGCATACATTGGAGAAATAAGAAACTCTGGTGTACCAATGATAGAAGTATTAAAAACAAATGATACTACAATCAATATTAGAAATACAAGAGAATTATCTTCTCAATTAGTACCAACACTACAAGGATATGATAGTGTTAAGGTAGACTTAACTGAATTAAAGATGGACTATTCTATTAGAATCCCTACATTAGTAGCTGGATCAGGAATAGCAAATGCATTAGATAGTGCATTAGAAAAGAAAGACAGTGCTGTAGCAAAAGCTATCGACACTTATGGATTTGCTAAATTAGGTGGAAACACTGATATTGAAGAAAAAGAATTTGCACCAGCAACAAATGAAGCTTATATTAAAGCTATTACTGGTTTAAAAGCTGATTTATTCAACAATGATGTATATGACACTTATAGATTAGCTTTATCAGCAACTAAATATGGAGAATATGTAGCTGCTTTAACATCAGTATTAAAATATGAAACAATGGCTGGTGTTGAGGGTGTAGATAGAGGAATCATAGCAAGAGCTTATGGTGTAGATGCATTCCCAGTAAATGACACAGTATTAACAGAGGGTGTAGTAGGATACTTCTTTAATCCAATTGCTATTGTAGGAGATACATTCTTTGATGCATTCGTACAACATGTATCACCACAAGGATGGCCTGGATACTTCATTTTTGAGGGTAATGTAATGTTCGGTGCTGAAGTAATCGAACCAAAAGCAATTTACAGATTAATCGAAGATGTATCTAGCTAGAAAGTAGGTGCATAGCCTATGGAATTCTTTACAAAAGAAGAATTTAATCAAAAATATAATATCGAAGTACAAGACTATCAAATAGAGAATGCTTGTGAAATGATATATAGTCAAGTAGGGTTAAGGTATCGTAATCCTGAATGGGATTATGATACTATACCTACACCAATAAAAAATGCTAGTATGGAACAATTAAGGTTTATGTTAGAATATGAAATACCTACATTAGACTTTAAAGGGGAAATAGTAGCTGGAAATATGAAAAGTAATTTAAGTACAGATTATTCAACATTAGCATTAAGAATACTAGCTAATGGAGGCTACTTATATAGAGGTAATCCAATTAATCAAAATATGGGAATGGAGCTACCATTTTAGATGTTTAATATAAATGGTATGAAAGCAACACTAATTCAATGTAATAGACATGACTTTGAAGATAGTGGAGATAGCATATATGATGATAGTGTTATATATGATGACCAAGACAAACAAGAAATAGAAATCGTAGTATGCCCTTTTAATGTAGATATGGCAATAAGGTATGGAATAAATACTATACCAGAAGCACAAGGATATTTCATTATTAAGAGCAATGTAGATGTGAAAGAGGGAGACCAATTAATATTCCAAGATAGAACATTTACAATACTAATGGTACAAGATAATTGGATATGGAATAAAATAGCTAATATAAGTATAGCTGTTAAATAATGGGTACATTTGGTGTTGAATTTAAAGTAATAAAGCCACTTGATGTTAAAGCAATAGATAATTACATGGATAAATGTATATTTGGAATTGCAAGAACAACATTAGATTTTACTAATACAGGACATCACTTTCCTTACTTAACTGGAAATCTAAATGAATCAGCAATGGCTGAGGGTGTAGTTAAAGAAGCTAATTATACATATCATATAGGTGCTAGGGGTGCTGATTATGCACCAAAAGTATGGAATTATCCACAAAGTACAAACTGGACTAATCCAGCAACATATGCACAATGGTATATGACTGAATATAAAAAAGATGAGAATGTAATAGTAGAAAGTACAATAAGACAAGCGAAAGGAACATTAAAATAATATGAATGAAACTGATAAAAATAACAAAAATGCTGTTTTAATTCAATACATTAAAAACCTAGTAAATGGGTATAAAGTAAAAGCTGAATATTCAACTAGTGATAATGATAAGAATGTTATAGTAGTTCAACAAACAAGTGGTAATAAAATAGTATTCTTTGATAATGATAATCCATTATTTAATTACTTTAATATTTACATATATGGAGATAGTATAGAAACTGAATATAAAACAGCTGTTGAATTAGGGGAGCTAATTGGTAAACATGATATAATAACATTTGGTAAAGATAATCAAAAATGGCAATTAATATTCAAACAATATACAAATCCAAGAACAATAGAATATTATGATATAAAAAGAGTGGCATATACTATGACATTCCAATGTATCGTTAATAGAATAAAATAATATAGGAGGAATGCAAGTATGGAAAATTATAATTACTTTATTTCAAATAGAGAAGTTATTAAAAATCTAGCAATTAACACTGGTACAAGTGCTAATCCAGTATATACACCAATTTGCACTACAAGTGAAATAAATGTATCAACAGAACTAGAATCAAAAGACTTCTATGTATACTGTGATGCACTACAAAGAAAATTAATCACTGGTGCAACTGTAATGTTATCTGGAACACTTAAACTAGATGTAAATAATGCTGGAGATTTAAAATTACTAGAAGCTGTACATACATTAATAGCTGATGGAGAAATAGCACAATTTAATGCTATCAAGATCCAATTTGATTTATTAACTGGACAAGATAATGGTGTATTAGAATATACTACATATCAAGCAACAGCTACTTTATCAGTAAGTGATTTAGGTGGAGCTGCTGAAGATGAAAGTGAATTCTCATTTGAAATGCAATTAATAGGTACTGCAACAGAAGTATCAGCATAATTCCTTAAAAAGTGGGTATGGGTTAAACTATACTCACTTTTTATAAATTATGAAAAAAATATATATAGAGGGGAAATGATTATATGACTGGAGCTGAAATATTAACAAAATTTACAGCTGATACTACTCAAGTAGATAAAGCAACCAATAATTATAAAGTAGGACTAGGAAAACTAACAACAGCTTTTACACTTGCAAATGTAGCTGCTGGAGCAATTAGTAAAACAATAGGTGTAATAAGTCAGAATATGGATGGTGCTATATCCAGATTTGATACAATGAACAACTTCCCAAAAGTAATGAGTAATCTAGGTATAGGTGCTGATGAAGCTAACAAAAGTATAGATACATTAAGTGAAAGATTACAAGGACTACCAACTTCATTAGATAGTGCTGCAATGGCTGTACAAAGATTAACAAGTAAGAATGGTAATGTACAAGAATCTACTGATATGTTCCTAGCATTAAATAATGCAATATTGGCTGGTGGTGCTGGAGCTGAAATACAAAAGTCAGCATTAGAGCAAATATCTCAAGCCTATGCAAAAGGTAAACCTGATATGATGGAATGGCGAACAATGATGACAGCAATGCCAGCTCAATTAAAACAAGTAGCAACAGCTATGGGATATGTAGATGCTGATAGTTTAGGAACAGCATTAAGAGATGGATCAGTATCAATGGATGCTTTTATGGATACCATAACAAAACTTAATACAGAGGGAATAGCTGGATTTGAGAATTTTGAAACACAAGCTAGAAATGCAACAGGTGGTATAGGCACAAGTATTACTAATATGAAAACAGCTATGATACGAGGCATAACAACAATGATTAAGAATATAGATAAATCATTAGGAAGCTTTGGAGGTTTAAGTGGAGTAATAAGTAATATAGGAAAAATAGGAGAACAAGCATTTGCTGGATTAGGACAAGCATTAGGACAAATAATACCTTTCTTTATTCAAATAGGTGAACAGATAATGCCACAATTAAATGCAATGTTCGAACAATTAAAACCAACAATAGATAGTCTAGTACAACAAGTAATGCCAATGTTAACTAGTATTATACAACAAATAGTACCTATATTAGTACAGATAATATCAACAGTATTACCTATAATAATAGAATTAATAAATATGCTATTACCACCATTATTACAAATAATACAAATGATATTACCAGTAGCACAACAATTACTAAATTCTGTATTACCATTGCTAAAACCTATAGTATCTTTGATACAACCAATAATAGATGTACTAATGGCTATCATAACACCATTGGTGGAGATACTAAGCACAATACTACCACCATTAATAGATTTATTTGTATCAATAACTGAAGCAATACTACCACCATTAACAAAAGCATTTGAGTTTTTATCTAATACTATACAATTTGCTTTAGAAAGAGCATTCTCAGTTATAAAACCAATAATAGAAAATATAAAAGGTATATTTAAAGGACTAACTGATTTTATAAAAGGTGTATTTACTGGAAATTGGAAACAAGCATGGCAAGGTGTAAGTAATATATTCAAAAATATAGTAGATGGATTTGTAAATATATTTAAAGCACCTATCAACTGGATTATAAAAGGAATAAATAAATTCGTAGATGGTATGAATAAAATACAAATACCAGACTGGGTGCCTGGTGTTGGTGGGAAAGGCTTCCACCTAGACCACATACCACAATTAAATGTAGGTACTAATTATGTACCAGAAGATACAATGGCAATAGTACATAAAGGTGAAGCTGTAATACCAAAGAAATTTAATCCATATGCAAATGGAATGAATCAACAAACAATAGGAAGTATGAATGCAATAGCACCTAATATAAATGTAATAGTAAATGCTAACTTCGAACAAGATCCATTAGGACAAATGGTAAATAATATAAAAACATTTAGTGGTGGAGCTAAAAACGATTATAATTATGGAATGGGTAGGTAGATAGCATATGAAGATGTATATAGGAAATGAAGAAGTATTATGTGATAAAGATATAACTATAAATGAAGAAATGCTATCTACTTCTTCTGTAATTTTAAATAATGTATTTCCTAAAACATGGGATGATGAAAAAGATTATACAAGTCAATTTTACTTTCCTAAAGATTATAGTAAATTTAAAATGTATGATAAAGATGATAATTTAATATTTGCTGGTGTAGTAAAG